GAGTTATAATTATGATTATTGAAAATGCTGTTAGACATGAAAGCACAAGTGATTCTGGTGCAACATCTGTATCAATCATAGCAACTATTGACGGCGTTCAATGCGTGGTTCCTGAGTCTGCTGGCAACCGCCACTACGACGAAATCATGCGACAGGTCGCAGCCGGTACACTGACCATAGCTGACGCCGACTGATGAAGCTGGCGATGGAACCCGTAATGAAAACACAGATGGAACTTGAGGCACACGAAAAAGAATGTGCCATCAGGTATGCCTCTGTGCAGGAAAAGTTAGAAGCACTAGACAAGCGCATGTGGCGGCTGGAAGCAATGATAATGGGCAGTACGATTATGGTGGTTGCTATGGTAGTTACAGTATTTATGGGAATGAATTAGTATGGCTGTATTCAAGGCATTCAAACCAGAAGCGATGAACAAAATCGCCAAGAGCATGGGCTATACAGGCAACATGGGCGGGTGGTGTAGTGAAGATGCAAGAGGGCGGTACTACACCTCCTAAAAATGTACAGGAAGCTGCTGTACAGCGTATGTTCCAGCCGGGGCTGCCAGAAGGTGGTGTAACAACTGCGACAACAACTCCATCAGAATCTGGCCAATATATTGCTCCCAGTGTAGGTGTTATTACTGGTGGTGCAGCAGTGCCTACAGCTATGGCCACAACAGCACAAGCTGTTCCTGCACAAGAACAACAGGCAGCGCAAATGCAAGCCGCTACAGCCGCACCAGCCGTGGATGCTGCAGTTCAGGCTACACAGGCAGCGCAAGGTACTGTAGACCCCCGTGCGCAGGTCACAGCGGCCCAGCAAACAGCATCTAGTGTAGGCAATCTACCTGCTGCACAGGGCAATGCTATTCTTATCGACAATCCTGTTCAACGTCAGATTCAACAGGGTGAACTTATTTCAGGTGCTGCTGACGCACAAACCGCTGCACAGTTTACTGAGCAAGTACAGGCTGCAGAAGCTACACCTAGCACACAAGCTACTGTACAGGGCCAGCTTGCACAGCTTACTGCTAACTTCGACTCTAATAACCCACCTGCATGGGCTGCTGGTGCTATGCGTAATGCTACGGCACAAATGGCAGCACGAGGACTTGGTGCTTCATCTCTAGCAGGTCAAGCCATTGTACAAGCTACACTTGAATCTGCTCTTCCTATTGCTCAAGCTGACGCTCAAGTAATAGCACAATTTGAATCACAAAATCTTTCTAATAGACAGCAACGTGCCATGCTATCTGCGCAACAACGTGCTGAATTTATGGGCATGGAGTTTACACAAGAGTTTCAGGCTCGTGTTCAGAACGCCGCTAAAATTAGCGATGTTGCAAATCAAAACTTTACAGCAGAACAACAGGTACAGCTAGAGAATAGCCGACTTGCTAATACAATGAATATGAACAATCTGTCTAACAGACAGGCTCTTGTTATTGCAGAGGCCAGTGCTTTGGCTAACATGGATTTGTCTAACTTAAATAATAGGCAACAAGCTGCTGTGCAAAATGCACAGTCTTTCTTACAAATGGATATGGCTAATCTGTCTAACGCACAACAGACTGATCTATTTAAAGCACAGCAACGTATTCAAGGATTGTTTACAGATCAAGCAGCAGAAAATGCTTCACGTCAGTTTAACGCTACTAGCCAAAATCAAGTGGATCAATTCTTTGCAAACTTGGCTACACAGACATCTCAATTTAATTCAGCACAGTCCAATGCACAATCTCAATTTAATGCTGGACAAGTTAATACAGTAGAAAGATTTAATACTGAAATAAACAATCAACGTGATCAGTTTAATGCACAGAACCAGCTTGTTATTGCACAGGCTAATGCACAGTGGCGCAGACAGATTGCTACAGCGGATACTGCTGCAGTTAATCGTGCTAATGAACTCAACGCAAATGCCGTGTTAGATATGAGTAAAACGGCTTACGCCAATCTGTGGCAACACTATGCTGACACTATGGAGTGGGCATGGAAATCTGCTGAAGGTGAACTTGACAGAATTACTAATATTGCAATTGCAGAACTTGATGCAGAAGCTACTGCTGCCCTTGCTGCGGCTAATAAAAGTTCTGCAGCCAAAACTGCAATTGGCGGTATCATTGGTAAATTAGGTGTACAAGCAATTAGTACGTGGGGATAATTATGATTACTAATCCAGCTAAAAATCTTATGCGGTCTTTTTATCGTATTCCTGATATTACAGTGCAAAAAGAAACACCTGATCGTGGTCTTCTTTCACCTGTTCGTTCAATGATGAATAAGGGTAAAAATACTAGCCAAGAAATAAAGCCTTTGGTAGATGCGGTTAAAGCATATCAACAAATACATAA